AACGAAATAAACCACGATCCGTATGAACCAAGGATAGATCGCCGCCCGTTTCCATGGTGGGCAGCTTGGCTTGTCGTGGGTCTGATCTGGGCAGGATATCTCACGTATCACAAAATCGATCTATGGTCGCTTGCCGTAGGTGGCTTGACGATTGGTATCCTCGCATCGTGGGCCATAGACAAAACCGGCAATAGGGTTCCAGATAGTTGGAAAACCAGACGCTAATTCAGCGCCCGGTTTCCTCCTGATGCAACACCCAAATTCATTATAGTGTTGATGAGCGCGCGCCTGTTAGCATCGCTGACGCCTTTGAGAGTGGCGCGGTTCAAAGCTTCAGCAGCACGCTGCGGGTTTGTCTCCATGATGATTTTGGCCACGCGCTCGACCACGGCAGGTGGCGTGCCTTTCGCCTCAGTCAGAACCTTTGTCGCTGCTGCCACCATCGCATCTTTGACGCTGCCGCGCATAAGACCCGCCATGATCGAAGGATCAAATTTAGCCAGATCGGCCATGTCTGCCAGATTGTCGGCAGTTTTCGAACCTCCCATGGCTTCATTCGCAGTCGTGAACATTTTTTGTTCGCGTGCGATCCTGCGCCCCATCTGTTGCGCTCGATCTGGCATAGCGAAGGCTGGATATTCCTGACCGGTCTTTTCAGAAATCAGCATACGCGCCTTGTTTGTCGTTGGTGCAGAAGAAGCGCTTTCAATTCTAGCAATCCAAGGATCGGCATATCCAGAGCGAAAGGCCGCTTGCTCGCCTGCGGACAGATCGTCAAAGATGCCTACATTATCGGCGGCACGTGAACGACTGGACGCCGCTTTCGCGCCGGTATCGATTGCTTCAATAATCTTGCTCTGACTTTTGAAAGTGTCATTGGCTGCACGATATGCCGGTGATGCGCTTTCCAGCGCTTCATCAAGCTGAGAATTCAACTGTCCGAGCATACGGGCGCGATTTCCTTGACCTGCGCGCTTTGCAGCCTCAACAGCATCGCTTACATCCTTCTTGAGCGTCAGAACCCGGTTGAAATCCGATAGGACTGATTTGTCATCAGTCATACGGGCACGAAAACCAGTCAGAGCGCGTTCAATGCTGTCGCCAGCAATATCGTCGGCAGGCGACACTATTTGCTGAACACCAGGGCGAATAGTGTCATCGATATGCTGGATCGCAGACGAAAGGTCTACTGAACCGGCGCTATTCCGGGCCGCTGTATAATTTGCATCTGCCAAAGCGTCACGAGCAGAGGTAAGGCTCGTTGCGCGCTGTGCTGCGGTATCAGTAGCGCCGAAGCCTTCGGCCAAAGCATTAGAAAGCCGGTCACCCTGTCCCGTCTGTCGGCGCACAAGAGCCTCAATCACTTCCTGCCGGGCGTCGTTCGGGGTTCGTGCGACCGTGGATAGCAGGCGACGGCCATTCAAGCCCATAGCGTCAGCCACAGTGAACATGTCTTGTCCGTCTGCTGCTGCATTCTCTAGTGCACGCGAAACCTTGTCAGGTGTCGTGCCCGCCCGCTGCAAAGCGGTATCAATGGCAGCATCAGCATATTTCTGTGGCTGAAGGCGTGCGGCAATGGGAGCGATTAGAGGCTTGGTTGCGGCGGAAATTCCCGCGACAGCATAAGGCGCTGCCACGCCGGTCACGCCTCCGAGCGCTGCGCCCTTCGAAGCTTCAGCAAGTCGGTCCTCACCTTCGCCACTACCAAATCCATACGCGCCGCCCATCAGCGCACCGTCTATTGCTGACATTGCGGCAAGCCTGTTCAATCCTGCACCGGAGTTCGCCGCATTCGCCGCCAACGAAGCGCCGTTTTTCGCGAGAGCAGCCCCGCCAGCAAGCGCGCCAGTAACACGTCCAGCCGTTGACGCATATGGATTATAGTTGTCGCGCACCTTCTGCTCGATACGCTGGCGCTGAAGATTGCGGCCATAATCTCCAAAATCGCCCCCCACGCCAGTGAGTGCGCCCATGCCAGCGGCGAATTCATCCGCCATGCCAAACGACGCCACGTCCGCAACGCCTCGCCCGAAGCTATCAACACTGTGGCCGATAGCGCCGAGAGTGGATTGCTTATTCTGTGACCCGTCACCTTGCGTGAGTTGCGAAAGTTGATCGAGCGCGGCTTTGTCCTCTGCAACAGGCTGTGCAGGCGCAGCAGGCTGCTGCCCGGAAAGATGCTGTTGCAGGAAACCGATTGCTCCTTGCTCGTCTGGTCCTTCGATAGAGTAGACCTTGCCGTCAGGAGACTGAATTTTGTAAACGGGCATTATTCAACCCCTATGATACGGAAGCCGCCATTATTGGCCGGTGCTGGCACTTGCTGTTGAAGGGCGGGGGCGGCCTGCCCTGCTGTGCCGCCACCAGCCTGTTGCCGGGCACGCTGAACGCCGGTCATGACAATTTGCCTAAGCTCATTCAGAGCCTGACGGTAGTCAGCCGGGCTTTGCGCTGCATTCAGACGCGCAATAGCCTGCGTTGCCTTCTGCCCTTCTATTTCGGTGATCTGTCCGCCACCCTTGAGAGAATTGAATGCCTGCAAGAACGCCTGTCCGCCGATCTGATCCATTTTGGATTGAACGCGAGCAGCTTCAGCCGAAACATTCGGCAAACGACTGCTAACCGGCCCCACCATGCTATCAAGGTAAGGGTCAGTATCAAGGCTATCAATCATGCCGAGAATAGCATTAGCGTTCGCCTCAACGACCGGCAGATTTGCTGACGCTTCGCCCTGACCTTTGCCCTTTGCACCTTCGGAGGCAGCGCCTGCAACGTCCTTTGGAATTTGTCCGACAGGCTGGCGCGTGATCGGGTCGAGCAGCACAAAATGTGTACCAGCATCAAGCTTGATCGGCTCTTTTGACAGGGTAATGCCATCTGGCATCTGCGATTGAACAACCTTGCCGTTTTTACCCAACTGCAACAGAACCGGGTTTCCGTTTTTATCCAATCCGTATTGAGGATTAAGGCCAAGATCACCCGATGGAGCGTTCGGATTAGTAGGAAGGTCGCGAATTTCGCCAGTGCGCTGATTAAACAGCCGGTTATCGTCCAGCTTTGACCAATCAGAAGTCTGCCCACCGCGTGCAATATCCTGCTGAAGCTTCTGCATCTGAAGCTGGCGCATCGGGTCGCCTTGCTCCATTTGCTTTTGCAGCAACGCATTGACCATGGCGCGCTGATTATCGTTCAGCCATGGATTTTGCGCCGCCTGCATAAGTTTCTGCACCATAGCGCCGCGAGCGTCACCGCCCTGCTGACCTGCAAACGATTGACCGGTCGGCGCGGGAGGGAAAGAGCCTGAAGCATCGGCAACCTGCTGCTGTGCCTGACCCTGCGGGGCTAGAGCCCCACCAAGCATCATGTCATTCTGACGCAATAGCGCATCGCGGATCGCGGCTTTCGGGTCCGCCCGCTGCTGCGGGCTTGCCGATGCCATTTGCTGCGGCGGCTCCTGTGGTGCAATTTGATTGATCGCAGCGGCGGCGGTCTGCGGCTGTTGTTGCGCATAGGCTTGGTCAAGGCCGATTGATGGGTCTAGGCTTGCAACCTGAACGGGTTGCCCCTGTTGGCTAGGATACGCTGCTGATAAAGCGGCAAGCTGATCCCGATCCGCGCTCCCCATACGTGCATACCGCGCAGCGCGCGCGGCGCGGTGTTCTTCAGCCGGGCGCAGGAACTTGTTGACGATAGCCTGTGCGGCAGTGCCCGTATCTGGCGCGCTCATGATTGCCTGTGCGGCCTTTGCTTCCGGCCCCTGCAACTCGGTCATGAGAAAATCGAGTTGCGCATCCGTGTCGGACGGGTCAACGCCCCGCTGTGCGGCGAATTGTTCATATGCGCGACGGCGCGGCCCGGTAAGCTGATACAGGCCGTAGCCACCGCGAGAACCCGGAACTACAGGGTTTTTCTCGTTGATGCCGGGGTTGAGGCCGCTTTCGTCTTGAAAGTTCATGACAAAGGCGTCAGCGACATGCGAAGGCAAGCCGCGCGCTTCAAGCCCTTTTCTGATTTCAGCCGCCTGCGGTGTTGATGCGATGGCCGTTCCGGTCGCCGCGCCGCTGGTAGGAGAAGCGCCAGCAGCAACAGAGGATGGATAGCCAGCGCCGCCGCCGAAAAGAGAACTGAAATCGATCCCGCCAAAGGCTTGATCAGCGCGTTCGCGCCCCGCCTTCTCGGCAGCATTGTTCTTGTTTGCCATGATCCTGTAGGCAATTGCTTGCCCCATTTGGGAAAGACCTTCACCAACATTCTGGGGCGCTCGGCTCAATGCGGCACGTGCAAGCGCGTCCTGTACCGCTCGACGCTTTGCCAGTTCTTCAGGCGTCTTAGCTTCTTGATTGGGGCCGAAAATGAAGCTACGCATCAGTAAAGGCCTCCGCCAGTTTTACCGCCGCCCATGAACAAGCGACCAAGGTTCATCAAAGGGTTGCTTCCCGGCGCTTTTGGGTATTGGCTGTTCTGCTGAGCCTTATAGGCGAGAACCTGTCCAAGCTGTGCGAAGCCCTGCGCGGCGTTCTGCGGCACGTTTCCGGCCAACTGAGCGGCCATCACCTTGCGCGACCGCTCCAACTCCTGCGGAGATTTGGCCTGTTGCCCCTGTCCAAAGATAAACGATTGCATCAAGCCACCGCCTTGCGATAATCGACATGCAGAACGCCGTTAATGTCGTGAACGGCGTCAGGGTTTTTCTCCTGAACATCTTGCGCCATGACACCGATATGCGGTGGGCCGCCTGTCTTATAGCGATACAGATAGACCGGAAGGCCGTTATCAAGGGTGCCTACACGCTCAATATCGGTTTTCACGCGACGGTCAGACGCCATGATAAGAGAGTTGCCGAGACCGAACAGGCCACCAAGAATGCCGCCAGACTGCTGCTGTTGCTGCTGCCACGCGCCAAGACGGTTCTGATAATCTTGGTTGATGATGCCAGCCACATCAGTGGTTGCGATCTGGCTATTCGCTGAATTGACAAAATTCGGTCCAGTAACCTGAGCGCCGGACAACAGAGCAGAGATTTCATTGATCGGCTGGTTGCGCTGCTGATACTGCTCCTGAAGCCACTGGTTGCGCGCTGTATTCGCTGCGTTGAACTGCGTCTGCTGATCAGCAAATGACTGACCGGCAAGGGCATTGTTACCCTGCGTGGCCTGAAATTGGTTATTCCACATTTGCTGATTTGCATTGTTTCCAAAGGTCGCCTGCTGGTTTGCAAGCTGCGCAAGCCGCGTCTGTTCCTGCCCACCGGCAAGAATGGCCTGCATGCGTGCGTCGTTCGAAGCCTGCGCGTTTTGGTTCATGGCAGTTTCGAACGCCTGCGAACCCGGCATAATGCCTTGATTGGCAAGGCGCTGCTCAAGTGCTGACCGATCCTGTTCAAGCTGCGGATTGATGCGCGACATCAAAGCGTCTTCGACCTTCTGCCGGTCGGCGCTGAAATCATCGGTATAGCTGGTCTGAAGCCGCGGGCCACCAGTAAACTGCTGATATTGTGGAGCCTTCAGATTGTTCGCATTTCCTGCGGCTGGCGCACCATTGAGATTGAATGGCTTACCGAGCAGATCATTCAGCCGCGATGATTGAGAGTTGGCGAGTTTGCCAAGGTTCAGGTTAGTGGCATCTTCCTGAGCCTTGATTGCCTGTTGCTGCGGGGAAAGCGTCTGCGTAGCTGTCGTCAGCGGGATATCGTACGTTTTCCCGGTATACGGGTCGTAATAACTTTTCGTGCCCGTCTGCGTATATGTCAGCGTCCCGTCAGGCGTCACCTGATTGATGTTGTTCAGATACGAGTTTGCAACCGCCGTGCCAATGTTAGTGCCGGTCTGGGCTGCGCTCGTTTCTTTTGGATCAGGGGATTTAGGAGCTTTGCTCTTGCCCACGGCATATTCTCCGGCCAGTTCATCACATGCCGAAGAATGAAATTTTCAGTGCGAAAGACTGAGGGACTTGCGATTGAACCGGCTCGACCGCCAGTTATCATCTGTCAAAGTGAAAATATACTCGGCATGGTCCTTACCCCGTAGGCGAGGAATCAACACCTCAGAAAATCCGTATGCACGTGCAATGCGGATCATTGCCGTATTGCGTTCCGAAACCCGCATTACAGCCATCTGGCACTTTGCATCGTCAAAGACATAATCAAACATGCGCTGAAGAACGGGCCGGGTTAGCCATCGCCTAGACAAAGACGCGGCAGACATTTCTATGACCCCGGCGCGCGGCTCATAATTATGAAAAACAACCGCTCCCGCCAGCTTCCCGCCCTCGCCAGATACGCCCATTGCAATGGCACTATCGCCAAATCCGAGGCCAGACCCGCCAATCTGATGGTCAACGAAAGCACAAAGATGCGCCCTGAGAAGTGGATTTCTACTGTCGCCCCAGACAATGTTCATAGGCTACTGCCCACTTCGTATTTCAGGAAGATCGAAATAAGTTCCAGATCAGGCGGCGCTATGCGTCCAGAAGTAACGACGACACCCGCTGTCAAAGCTGTGCCGTTTGCTGCTACCGACTGCCATTCACTGAGAAAACGCTTGCTCTCGGCTTGGCCCCACGTGCTCTGACCCCATACGGCACCGCCCCAGACATTGCCGCTCGCATCGCCGTAGCTGATACCGGCATTAGGGATTTTCGTTTCATAATCAGCGTTCGCAAACATGATCGGCTCGAATTTGTTGTTCGAACGCATCATGCATCGAGCGTGGAGAGCGCTTTTAAAGGTAGGAGAACCCATATCATCAAAGCGAGGCAAAATAGCCGCTGCGTAAGGGTCGCCGCATTCTGACCCGCCCGTTTCTCCCTGAATGACAAGCCCTTGGCTGGTGCCGAAAAAAAGCTTGTCATCAAAGATAATGGCGCAGCGGGCATCCCATCCTGTATATCGGCACCATGCCCCTGTCTTCGCATTTGCGACCAGACAATAAGGGCTAGCACCGGCGAACGCTGGCACAACGACCATCAACAGGCTTTCGGTCGGCCATATTACCGCGCTGAAGTCATACCCGGCAAAAGCTCGCGCTGAAACAACATCACGCCATAGCGTTTCAATCGGGAACGTGATTGCGACCGATGCGAGACCCGCCCGATCTTTCTGCATGATCTGCGAAACGCTGACAATGCCGTCATCGGTGATGATAGCTATGTCGCCGCCAGTCTTGAAGAATGCATTCTTTCCAAGCGGGCGACCGATCAGATACGTTCCGACCTTGGACCATGTGTTGACACTGTCGGGATCAGTTCCCTGAAAAACGGCAACTTCGCCCATATCGGTGACGAACACGCACATATCGTCCATGCCGCTGCCGCTGTCTGTAGACCAAGTGCTACCAAACAGAAGCGCGCCGCCCTTGGTGAACGTGCTGCCCATCGGTAATTCTTTGGCAGCACCGCCATAGGAAAGCGTCGGGAGATACCAAGCGGACATGGTGCCGCCCTGCACGAAGAAAAGGCGGTTCTGATAGGCCCAGATCGCTGAAAGCTTGCTTGTATCAACACCGGTAATAGAAATCGGCGTTGATGTGCCGGTTATATCGGTCCAGTTGGTTCCATCAAAACGTTTGAGCGGATCGGCCCCGTTTACAGCCATCAGCGAGGAACTACCGGCGCTGTTCGAGAACATCACGCTCGACCACTTGCCACCGCCGAGACCGGACAGAACAGGGGTCAGAACCGTTTCAGGGGTTGGTGGCGTCGTAACGTCGAAAACCGCCGTTGGCGTGGCCGCATACAGCTTTTTTACGCCGCCAGTCTCGTACGACATGAAAGTACGAATATCATTCGGCCCGGTCGTTGCCTTCTTTGCACTCCCACGGCGCATGCGCGCGCCCTGCGGCGTCGGAAACCAGTTGTCCATGACCTCCGCACCTTCACCTTGCGGCATGGCCAAGCTGTCATTCTGGATAAGACCACGACGCGGCGCAGGAAAAGTCTTGTCCTGCGACACTTGAACATCACTGGTCGGAGGGGAGCCGAGACGGTTGAAAAACATAGTGAACCTCACGCAGGAGGGATAAAATCAGGAACCGGAATATCGAACGGGCTGCGCATGGATGGCGGCTCACCGAAGCTGATAGAGCGAATACCGCGTGCATCGTTGATGAGGCGGGAAAGCCTGCCCTCATACTCATTCAAGCGGTCGGCGTAAGGCATCCCCTTGGCCCGACGAAAGCGCCAGACAACGCCAAGGCGCACCAGATCAGCAGGAAACAGGCATTCGGCTTCTTCAACTGCCCAATCGCTGTACATCGTGCCTTCTTCAACGTTCCAATTCTTGGTAACGTAGGAGACGATAACCCGCTGATTGGGTTCAAGAGGTCGGTAAAAGCCAATGCTGTAAGCGCCGTCACTGCCCTGAATGCGATAATAGCGATTAACACCGGCAGAGCCGAGTTGCTTCAAGTGTGACCATGCACCGTTGCTGGTGATCGGGATGCAAGCGCGCCGTGTCGTGGTTGGCTCATAAACGGCCAATTCGTCGCGCGTCACGCGTAGGAAATCAGTTGGCAGTGGGTAATCTTCGTCACCGGTGCCGATGATAGGCAGATCAATTGTGATCGGGTTCGGCCAATCCAGACGCTGAAGCAATTCCTCAACCGTATCGCTGAGATAATCCTTCATGTCCATGTACGACAGATCGGTGGCCGGAACCCACGCTCCGGGCGCTTTGAGCCTGCACTCGCGTGCGGCCCGGTTCATGAGTTCCGACACCTTGACCATTACTTGCCCCCGATCATGGCAAACAGAGCGAAAAGACCGAGGGCAAACGAACCATATGCAAACATGATGGAAATTCGCCAATGCTGGCGATCTTGCCCGACGAACTGCGATGCAGCAGCCAGAAAGGCAGCAATCAGCGCCACCGCCCGCGCGAAATCACCGCCGTAGACGATGATCCCCACGAGAAAGACGGCAGCAAAAATGCTGGCGCTGAGTGCGAAGCCGATGAATTCCAGACCGCGTTCCATTAGGACTTATCCTTGTCCTCGGTCTTGGCCTGTTCTTCGTCGCCCTTTTCCTTGGCCTTGCCCTTAGGCTTGTTCGCTTCTTCGAGAAGCTCCATAGCGGCGGCAAGCTGTTCCTTCAGGGCGTCAATTTCGTCCTGCTGCTTGGCCATCTGGTCGGCAACGGCATTCTGATCCGAAGCCTCAAGGAAGGCTTTTGCCTGCGTGACCAGATCGCGAACATTGGGAAGGTGAACCTTGCCCATAACGCTGTCAGTCAGGTTTGCCACGTCCTCGACGGTTCGCAGCCCAACCCGGCGCAAGGCTTCCGCCTGTTCCGCTGTTACGCCGGGCCAGACTGCGAGCGGCGTGCCGTCAAGCGGCATTTCACAACCTTCTTTCCAAGCCCGATAGGCTGGCTCGATCATTTCCCAACGGGCACGCATGAAGCTGAGCTTCTTGCCGTCATCGTCATTGTCGATGGCTTCAGGCGGGATCATGTTCGCCACGCGGTCGATAATGCGCGAAGTCATGATGGCATGCACTGGCGCATACTCCACAAGCTCAATCTGGCGGTCATTCTTCTTGGTCTGTGGGTTGAACCGATATTCGGTCTTGAACCCGATAACCCGGATCGTCGGAGCGTCCATTTTCTCTATTCCTCTATCGTTGGAAGGCAGAGAGCGGGGCCGAAACCCCGCCCGTTCGTCAGATCGCGGTTTTCTTGAACCAAGCTTCATCACCGTTCGCGAGCGCGAAGGCGGGAGAAGTCCAAGCGCCGTCACCGCCAGCCATGGTCACGGCCGGTTCGGTCAACACCGACACCGTGGAAGCGGCAATTGCTGCCGAAGCCTTGGCGTAAATGTAGACGTGACCGTCATCACCGGTGAAAGTCGTTCCCGGCTTCACCTTGCTGGCCAGATCGTTCTTTTCGCCGGGCTTCATGCCGACAAATGGAGTGATGGGATAAGTCATCTTCATTCCTCCTTACGCTGCATCCATCAGGAGGCCCTGAAGGGAGCGGTTCGTGCAAACCGCATTGCCCATCCAGTAGATAGGCACCACAACAGCATCCTGATTGGTCGGGCGCTTTTCATCGTCCGGCGTCCACTGCGCTTCCTTGTGCTGCACGACATAGAGATAATCCGTATTCAGGAAGTATCCCTTCTCGGCATTGGTCGCGAAGTTGGTGTTGTCATCAAAGATCACGTCAGCCGTCTTGTACTTCAGGCCAACAAAGCCAGCCTTCGCCAGATCAGCATCCATGTAGCGCTGAAGCTGCTGCTCCCCGGCCTCATAGACCGAATAGAAGTCATGGCTCAGGACGATCAGATCAGGCTTGTCAGCACCGCGATTAAGCGGAAGCCACAGCTTGTTGAATTCGCCCTTCAGCGTCTGCGGGGTGTAGGCGTCGGTGCCGTCAACTTCGCGGAACTTGTTCCGCCAGAAAGTCCAGGTAGCACTATCGATGCCACCCACGATGCCCTGACCGTTCGCCTGAATGATCTGAGACAAGCCGCCGATCTGGTTGAGAAGCGAGCCGTCCGAATAGATATCGGTCGAAAACCCGTTTGCTGCCGTCTTCAGCGCATTGTCCTTGCGCGCCTTGACGAGATTGATCATGCGTTCCTTGGAACCCATGTTCATACGGATTTCACGGCCCGACGCGGTGACGTGGAGTGCGACCTGTTGGAAGTCGTACTTTACAGTCGTCAGCACGTCAGACGCATTGGTATTCAGGCCGTCATAGCCGGAATAGCGCTGATAGGTGCTGTTTTCCGCATATTCGAGCGGGCGAGCGATTTCATAGCCGCCGCTTTCGGTGATGATTTTCCCCTTCTTCTTCAGAATGTTCAGAAGGGCATTATGCTTGCTCACGTTGTCGGTGACCTTCGTGGACCAGTTGCGGTCCGTAGTCGTCACCATTTCCGTGAATACCTGAGAAGGAGTAGCCATTTGCTTTTCCTGTTAGCTGGTCATCAGACGGTCAAACACATCGCCCATGGCTTCTTCCTCGCTCATGGGTTTGTCTCGACCGTTCGAGTTCGATTTCACGTTGATGGATGCGGCTTTCCGCGCTGCCTCGGTCCGTTTCGGGTCAAGCTTCGCTACCGTCGCTCTGGCTGTTGCCTCAGCTTCGGACGCTCTGATCTTTTCCCTGACTTCCGGTATTGCGTTGACTGCCATGTCATATGCAGCGTCAAGCACTTCCGGTAAGGAAGCGCCCGGCTTGTTCTTCAATGCTACGTCGATGAACGCGGGAAGGCTGGCCTCGACTGCTGCATAGTGCGGCTTGCTCTTGGCAAAATCGCCTATGATCCTCTCGGCGTCCTTCTGTGCCAGCGTGGCATTGATATGCTGATTTATTGCTGCCGGATCGCCAAGGGATTGAAGCTGGCCTTTCAGGCTTGCTATCTCCCGTTGTAACCCATGCACCAATTGCTGATCGCCGGTCGGCTGCTGGCCTGTGATGGCCTGCGCCAGATGCCCAACGACACCGTATGTCTGTGCGATCTGTAGGATGGTGCCCACCGGATCGCGATTAAGATTGACCTGCACCGCACCAAGCTCAAGCGCACCCTGCGCAAGCTGTTCCGGTGACATACCCTGAAACAGTTCAGGCATTTCCTGCCGGGCGGTGGCAAGGCGATCAATCACAGGCTTGTTTTCACCCATGAAGCGCCCGTACTCGCCAAACTTCCGGTCAATTTCAGCCTGATGGGCCGCAATGGCCCTCTGGGCTTCGGGCGTCATATTGGCCCACTGATCCTTGATGGCCTGCGGCATATGTGCAGGGGCCGAAGTCACTTGCTCGGCTGTCGAACCCGGCTCAACCTCGGCCCCTTCCTCGCCTTCCAGCGAAGCTTGGCCTTCTTCCCCACCTTCACCGGGCTTGGCTTTAAACTTGCCGTCTTCGCCGCGATCCTGAATACCTTCAGCCGACAGACGGTCGAAGATTGCGCCCATGGCGTCATCTTCTGAAGCCTCGCCGCCTTCACCGCCTATTGCGGCCTGCTCAACCGGTGGCGCTGCGCTCTCGATCTGGGGGGATGAAATTTGCTGGTTTTCGACAGTCATAGGAATTCCTCTGAGACCTTCAGGCCCCGCTTGGCTGCAAAGGCCTTGTTCCTGATTTTCCCTTTGGTCGGAGACATGGACGGCTCATATTCCACGCAATTGTTGCGCTTCAGGTCCTCACGACGCGCAGAACGTGACGTGATGGGCTTGCCGTCGATTGGGGAGCGATATTCTGGAATGTCTGAAATGACGGTCGGCATACAAACCTGACCAGCAAAAGGCTTATGCATCGCCTCTCCGGTCTGCTTGTCTACAAATGCACCATTTCGCCAAACGTACGCGCCCAAAACTGCCTCCTTTAAAGACAGTCTCAGCCTCGGATTATTCGTGCGAAAGAAAGAGGGATTTGAAATGGGCGGGCCACGCCTAAGAGCTTCAACCGGCTTTTGCCTGCGGGTCTTTCGGGCACACTCGTTTGCGCGGCGCTATTACAGTGCCTTGTTCGCTTCCGCCCATTTCAAATGATTGCGGGCATAAACGACCCACAGCGCAATGTTCATCGGCAACAAGCCCCATGCCGAAGTTGACACGATCCATACAAACCATAGGGCTTGATTTGCCAATCCTATCAGCCATGCATTGCGAGACTTATTGCCAGCCAATACCGTCATGTAGATGGTTATGGCGGATAGCAGCCAGGGCAGATGCGTTGCGACAATAAATTTCATTATGCCCCCACCAAAACAGGCCTGCCCTGCTGTGCCTCAAGTGTCAGTTCAGCGGCCCGGAATTGTCCGTTCTGCTGTACTTCCTGTTCCTTGATACCAAGCTCACGCATCTTCAATTGCAGTTCAGCTTGCTTAATCTGCAACTCGGTCTGGGCCTTCTGGAAATCAAGTTCCAGCTTCTTGGCCTCAAGCTCAAATTTCTTCTGCATGGCTTCCTGCGCTGGATCGGGCTTGTCCTGATTGGCCGCTTCTTTCGCACCCTGCGACATACGCTCAATGGCGTCTTCGGCCTGCTTCCCAAGGTGGAAAGCACGTGCGAACGATGCATAGATTTCCGACATGGGTTCAGCCATCTGCGGAGCCTGACCAATAACCGGGGCCATGGTGTTGAAGAACTGCGCGGTACCTTGCAGGAAGTCTGACATTTCGCCCTTGATGCGGCTCATGTCGGCCTTGACGGTGCTATCGCTCTCCACGTCAACACGGTACGACGACGAAACCGGATGGCTCATAAGCTGCATGATATCCGGGGTAATCTCGATACCCGTCATTTCCTGCAACGTTTCCGGTGAAAACTTGGTGATGATGATATCGGCCATCATGCCGAAGATATCGCGCACAAGACGCTCAATCATGCGCTGCATCTTCTGAATACGAAGCGATCCCCACTGCGTCTTGATCTGCTGTGCGCCAAGGGTTTCATTCGCATTCGAAGCACCGCGCACGATATCGGAAATGCCTGTGATTTCGTAGATTGCGGCCTTGATCACGTCACGTTGCTGATAAAGCTGCTGAAGGACGGCAATAGCCTGCTGGATAGGCCACCACATAACGGCCTTTTCCAAACCGCCTGTCTGGGCCATCTGTTCAACATCTTCGATAGCCACAAGCTCGTTATCGCCAGCGTCGGCCAGCTTCTTGATATCAGCAGCATTCCCGATGACACCGCCCCGAACCTTCAGGCCCTTCATGATCGCGTTGATGCGCTTGGTGCAAAGGTCCAATTCGTCGGCCAGCTTCTTATAGACCGTGAACGGGCAAACCGGCGTCATGTTGCCAGTTAGCGTGATAGGCTGGACAATCTCAGGCGTCGGAAAGAAGTTAGGCAGGCCCAACGGATCGTCGCTGATCTTCTGCACGCGACCACTATTCGCATCTACAAACCAGACCTGTTTCGTCCGCTTGTCCCAGATTTCCCAAACCTGAATATCGTCTTCGTCATCGTCGGCGCTTTCAGTCGGTTGAGCCTGAGACGTGTAAAGCTCACCATCCCTGAAGTCTTCAAGGTCCTCGCGCGGCATGCAGTGACGGAAGGCTATCCAAGGCACATCCTTCCAACGCTTGGCCTTTCCCATGCGGAAATCGCGCCATGACCATGCCTGAAAATCGATAGTTTCGCCGGTGGCCTTGTCTTCGGTGACCGGCTCGCCTTCCTCATCAACTGAATGCTGCCCATCCTCTCCGGCAACAGGCTGAGGAACGAACGTTGCTTCGAACGCCAGACGGATGACACCGCGACCACCCAGAAAGCTATCCTGCGAAACGCTCTCGACTTCCTTATCAAGCCGGTTGTCATCGATCAGAACGGAAATCGTCCGCTCGATCATCGTCCCGAAGTCTTTTGCAGCCTGATCAGATGCAATCTTCTGCTGCCATTGCTGCATTGCAGCCTGAAACTGCTGCATGATCTGCGGGTCTGGCTGCGCTGGCTGGCCTTCCGGTCCCGGCTGCTGTGGTGGCTGCGGTGGCTCACCTATTGCAAGCGTGAAACGGCGGCGCACATCAGGCACCGGCGTGGAATTGTAGATCGCTGGAACAATCGTTTCCACATTCGAATGCAGAATGTTGAAATCGTACAGCTTGCCGTGTCGCGCCTTCGGATCGCAAGCATAGGTCTTTTCCGCTGCCTCGGCGTCCTTACGCCAATCATCCTCGCGGCTTTCCGATGCCTTGATACGCTCAAGCCATTTGTTGCCCTTTTCGAGCAGCTTTTCACCGTTGATTTCGTTGGGTGCGGGCGCGTTCTGTTCCATGCTCGCAGGCTATGAATTGCACCGCGAAAGAGAGAGGGACTTGCCTTCATTAGCGAACTCGTTAAACGATTTTGAGATACTCCGGGGGAATAAAATGAAACTTGCAGATAAAGTAGTCCTTATAAGCACTGTGGCTGTGCTCTTCTCAATCGCATTGAGTATGACGTGGGGGATTGCCGTCCTAAACACTAAATCCGACGCTGCTTTAACGGAAATATTGAAATTGCCATCTAAGCATAAACAGTTGGAACAATATAGTTTTATTGCACAAATAGATTCAGCAAAGTATGCATTTTATCAGATGATTTTATCCGCATGCGCAATTGTTATAAGTGGTGCCGGTTTCTTTTTTCTTTATAAATCTATAGGGCAAACCAGCTTATCATTAGAATTGTCCGAACGATTTGGTGAATCTCAAACGGATGCCTATCCAATATTAGAAGATGTTTGCTGGATAGAACGAAATAAACTATACCTTAAACTAAAAAACTTCGGAACAACCCCCGCCCTGAATGTTGACTATACCACAACATACAAAATTGATGGTTTCGGAAACAACCACGATGATCACCAGTTCAACACGGCCCACAGCAATAGGTGTCACATCAGCCATATTGCTCCGGGCGATACATTGACCACTATTCTGGATAGAAGAGCGCTTCAAGGTGTAGATCTAGATTTGATTGAAGCTCAAAGAGCCCAAGAACGTATTGTCATACAAATTGAGATGACCGTGAATTACGACACCATTAATGGGAAAAGCTATCATAGTGAGTTCGCATACTCATACGATTTCCATAACCATGACGAATTTGAAATCACAAATCGACCTTTGCCGGTCCATAAACGATTAGCTAACTGACCGTGCAAACGGGCCGGGGGGCATCGCCCGTTCCGCTCTACCTATGCAAAGCAGATATGTTGCATTCCGAGCAAATGATTTCGATGCCGTATGTGACGGCTTTGTTTTCCACCAACCTGAAGCCATCAGGGAGATGATCGATTCGGGTACGTTGATCGCTTTTGAATGACCAGCCGTCGTACTGCCAAGCGCTTGCAGTGCCTGCTTTTCCACATTGAGGGCATCTCAACCCAAGATCAAACCTGTCTTTTGCAGTCATAATGCAGTTCTTCCTAAAACGGGCTTACAAATGTTCCCAGCAGGCAAGTAGGAACTACTCCACGCAGGATAGGGCCTTGCCAATCAATCAGTTGTGCGGAATAGAATTACCAATTCAACAATCAATGCGTCAAACATGATCTTTTAGGGGGCGGATATGCAAATCTTTGCAAGTTGGTCGGGGCCAGATAGTCGAGCCGTCGCGGAACTTTTCAAGAGCTGGATACCTTGTGTACTCCAAGACGTGAACGTGTATGTTTCATCACAAGACATCGAAAAGGGTGAGCGGTGGCAAACTTCTGTTGCCTCCAACTTAACTGAAATCGACTTCGGTCTGATAGTCGTTACCAAAACAAACATGAACGCTCCGTGGATTTTATTCGAAGCAGGCGCGCTGTCCAAAAGCGTAAAAAGTCGAGTTATTCCCATTCTATGTGGGGTTAATGAAATCGATACAGCCAATAGCCCTTTAACTCAATTTCAATACTCCATTGTAAATAAAGAAGAAATTAAACGGGTTATAGAGCAAATAAACTCTGCAAACTCTCGCCTCCTTGACCCATCACGGGTAGATAAGGCTTTCGAAAAATGGTGGCCTGACTTTGAGAACGAATACAAAAAGATTAATTTTATAGGAAATAACGGCCCTACTGAGCCGATTGATGACTCGGACAGGCTCACCAAAATCGAGCATGCCATCGAAGAACTCCTAAAAGATTCAAGAAGATCTAGGCATATTGACGAACTGACAATCCGTACACCAACGAAATGGGCCGATGCCGATTTAACAAAATTTTTTCGCCAAAACTCTGATGACACAAACAAATTGATCAAAATTATACTTAAAGAAAAATATGATAAAAATGATGACGACAGACAAAATGAACAATAAAAATTCTCGAAAACTGAATACGAGGCAAAGAAAGACTGAAATATGTTTGGAACATTTACCAACGATCAGGGTGAGCTTGTTACGATTAATTTCTCTTTCGTAAAATCATTCACTACTTGCCCCCGCGGCTGCCGTATTAGTTTCCAAGATGGTTCCGACCTTGATATCAAAGAGCCATATGAGGAAGTATTGTCGTTCATCGAGCAATACGACTGAGACTAATCCTCTCGCTGCCGTTTTCGCTTAACCATGGCTTCGACCGCCTCCTTCACGCTCATATTCCCTTGAATAAGGCCGGTCGGGCCAACCTTGTAGACGAGTTCTTTCGGCTGTGGCGGCGGCTCATCCTTCGGCTTGGCCATCTTCCATGCCAACGACAGATAGCGGAAGCTGGACGCGATATGCTCGCACCAGTCCTTGACCGGATTATCTCGAAACACCTTTAGTTCATCATCCCATTCACGGCGGAACTGCTTCAGGCCTTCAATACCAAGCTCGCAGCGCTCGCCATCGAACACGGCAACCTTGATGGTCTGGCGTGAAGCGTGAATGCCTTCAGCTACCGACACCTTGGCGACACGAACCGGCCTGCGCCCCAACAGCTTCAGCGTTTCGAACCGCGTCCGCTTCGATCCCCACTCGGCAACCAGAATATCATGAGGCACATAGTCATTGCCCTTGTACCCCTTGCCATCTAGCCACTTTACCCATTCTTCCAGATCGTCACTGTCAGGCCGATAGAAATCAACGATACGCGGCCCGGCCTCGCCCGGTATGACCTGAAAGCACCATATCGGGTTATTTGCAGCCTTGCCCAAATCCCATGCTGTGTGCACTGGATAGCGGGTATCAATCGGAAAAGCCTTGATGCGCCCTTCCCGTTCGGCGGCATTCATTTCCCGCGAGTAGTACGCTCCGATCATAGCGCCAGCGAAAGAACAAAAGAATTCCTGCTCGATCAGCATGTCAGCGACATCATCACCGAACAGCGATGCATATTCTGCCCGCTGATCCTCAACAGCCTGTGCGGATACAGCGTTGGTATCTGAAGCTTTCAGGATTTGGGTAAACCACCTGGGATCATCCTTGAAGCGGTCATACATGCCCTTGACGTGGTTGTTTCCACGCGGCGTAGTGATAAACGACGCCCATCCGCCATTTTCAACAAGGATCGGAGAGAGGTAGCCCCACGCGGCAGGATTTGCCAACGCCCATTCCGATAACGTCAGCCCGACAGGCGGCGTGCCGACAAGCGCATCGTAATTGTCTGACCCAACAACCTGCCACGTTGAACCGTTCTTGAAGCGGATAAACATATCTGTTTCACGGGTGTTCTCACGGATTTCGTCAGGGAACGCCTCATCAATACGCCTCTTTCCAGTATGCGGGTTGACCGCTTCCCAGATCGCCTTACGGGCCTGAGAATACTGCGGCAGCATATGCCAGTAGGTGCCGACGCGATTGAACGCGCCGACAGAGTGCATGCGGAGATTGATATCATCCTTACCAGCACGGCGATGCCAGACCAAAAGCTGGCGGTTACAGCCATTCAGCCAGCTTTCCCATGCCGGGCGCTGATAGTCGCGCGGTTCCCATTCATACGGGAGCTTAATCTTCCTTGGGGCCACGCTGCACCACTTCAATTACCAGCCCGCCGCCGTCGCCATCAGTCAGGGCCAGCTTGTCACCGTATTTCTTCGGGCGAAGCTTTCCGGCCATCCATTTGCGTGCATCAATGCGAAGTTGGGAGCGGCGCAGAGCTTCGCCATTCTCTTGCCAGCCAATGCTCTCCCCGTCTCTGCCGTACTTCTCCATCCAGTCATTGCGGCCATCGTCTGCGATTTCCAGAACATCATCAAAAATCGCATCAGCCTGAGCCTCGCGTGCGCGCGCGTACTGGTCTGCAAATGCTTCGATCCTGCTCAACCATTTGAATACAGTCGAACGATGAGGCATGTTTTCATCTTGGCAAATCTCACGCAGGCTTTCCCCATCTGCTAACCGCTCACAGATGATATCAGCAACGTGCTGCTTGAACTCCAAGGGTCGCTTACCCGGTTCGGTGTATCCACCCTCTGCCCTGTCGGCAATTTCCTTTATCTTTTTTTGGGAGAGGCCTTTTTCATGCGTCACTGGATTTGGCCTCCTTTAGGCGGAGTTGAACCAATCGCGGATGAATGGAGAGCGTCTTGGCTATTTCACGATTGCTAAGACCTTTCGTGCTCAGCAAAAGAATATGCCGACGCCTTGTTTCTGCGGCCATTATGCGTTTGGCAGGACGAGTTCTTGTGGCGCGAGGATCTCCATCTTTGCGCGCGTTTTGAATATATCGACGCACGGTCTCGATTGAGATATCGAGTTCTACAGCAATCTCTGCTGCCGTCCTGTGCTCCCACCACATGGTCAAAGCTTTGTCTTTTCTCCTGAAGACCAATGGGTGCAACTTGCCACCCTTCTTGTTGCGAGAAGAATAATGGTAAAAAGGCGTGGCCATCTATTTCAGTCCTCTGATAAAGTTTCGATCAGCGAGATGGCGCAACCGACGTAGCTTTTCTTCGGTTATTTTTGCACCGGTTTCGCGAAAAGACATGGGCCTTGCAACGACGCTCTCATCCGGGTTGATTTGCCACCACACTTGAAATTTCCTACGGTCGAGGCCGAGCAAAACAAAGCGTCGGTGCCCGCTGTCGATATGCCCAACCATGTCGCTAAACTGCAGTTCGCAAATCTCGCCAACTCTCGTCGCCTCTGACACTGGTCGCCATGGATGCGCTTTGTCATACGCATGCCGTGCCTTGCGCTCTGCTATAGTCTCAGCGCGACCGAATTCCCTCTTTCCTGACGAAAGCTGGCTCATATGCTTTCCTTTCCGAGTGAGGCATAACTGTCGGGGATGTCTCTGAAGCGGCGATCAGCGCCGATGAATTCAAGCTTGACCGAACCCGGCCTGCCGCACATCGGCTGTCGCCTTATTTTCTTGGCGATCACATAGGTAACTTCTGCCTCGTAATCGCGATAAACGACCAAGCCCGCATCAGCTTTATTTCGCCAATGAGCGCTCCCGGCCAAATCATAAAGCCCAGGTACAGGCTCTTTCCCGCCCTCATGATTGGATTTCAGCTTGGTCGGGTGGATCACCATCCAGACCGTGCATTCGTGGTGTTTGGAGAAGCGCTTACACTTCGAAATCAACTGCGAAACGAATTCAGTTTCCGTCAGTTTGTCAGGCCGAGAAGCTTCCAACTCGTTATATGGATCGATGACGATATTCTTGACGCCATAGCGCAGAACTGCCGCTCTGGCGCGCTCCAGAAGCCAATCAATCGACGGAGTATGTTCAACAGCACCCATCATGAAAAAATGCTCACGCACCCAATCGAGTGCAGCCCTAACATCACGCTCGGACAAGCGAGGGTTTGGGCCATCAAAGAATGGTCCCCGTGCCCATATCTCGCATAAATCGGCTATGTGGTTACCCTCGCCGGTTTCTGGCGAGAACATGGCCCATTTTTCACCGCGCAGCGTGGCCGATTGCACTGCGATCTGATCAATAACGCGAGACTTGCCGTGGTTTGGAATACCGGTCACAGCTATGAACTGACCGGGGATGTATCGGAACGCCTTGTCCAGCTCGGCAAACCCAGTCGATAGCGGCTGCGGGCCCCGACCATGATAAAGGTCCATTACCTCATCGTAGAAGTCATCCACCCCGTGCAGACCATCGATAGGCCACGGTTCCGCCAGCTCGACGCACTCGCGCAGCACTTCCGCGCCATGTTCAACCAAGCACTCGTTGCCATCTTTGACCTGCACATCATTAAGGTTCGGCATGCGCACTCGAAATGATCGGTCACGGCCAACTCGTTTTGCTATTTCTTGAGCGAGCAATTCACCGGGGGCGTCCATGTCGCTAGCGATCAGAACGCGGCGGACTTTCATCAGCGCATTCCAATGCGTCCCGAAAGGTTCATACCGTTTATCGCTCGTTTCCGGGCCAGACGGTGCGCCGTTCGGCAAGGACACAACGTGTTTAAACCCGGCCTCAACGAACGCCAGCACGTCAATCTCGCCCTCACAAATGATCAGGTCTTCGCCTTCGGCTATGCTGTCCGCGTTATAGAATACCGGTTCTGGGTCTTTCTCTTGCCTGAAATCCTTTTTGGCGGTTCGGTACTTCACATTCCGAAGCTGACCTTGCCAGTCATACGGGAACGCGATGCAATCCTCTTCCTGATTGGTCTGAGGAAACCAAGCACGGGTTTTGTAGATGCCCATGCGCAAAACTACGTCTGGCGAGATACCCCGGTTCTTGAACCACGCGAACAGGCTGTCAGGCCGCTGCGGGTCCTGAACACGCTCAGGCTTACGATAGGCGCGCTTTTCTCGTTGTGGCCTATAACCCTCGCCACCAGCGCCCCCTGCAAAATCGCAATGGTGACACTTCCAGACGGCTCGGCCGTCTGGCTCAACAGTCACAGACAAGCACGGATCGTTCTTCTTGCGTCGGCCTGATGAGCATTGAGGACAAACGACCTTGTGGCTACCCGGTCGGCTATCGCGCAGATGAATTCCATGTTGTTCGAGTGCGTTCTGAACATCATTCATGATCAGCCTCGCCCGAACAAAAATGCACGAGAAGGCTCGCCGTTCGCCTGCCGATCACGGCTATCCTCTGGATCGTCTGTCCAACTTTTTGCATTAAGCCAAGTTGCTGGGTAGGCAGTGTATTCTTTTTCTTTCCCGGCGCGCTGTTTCGCATACCGGTTCACGCCGGAAATGATTTCATCAAGCGTGGCAATTTTCCTTGCTGCTCGATATGCCTTCTCCGCTGCCCCTTTCGAAACCTTTCGAGGATATGCAGGCCAAAACTTTTCTGAGAATTCCAAATCCAACTCCGCCATGCGCTTTGCGCGTGGTGATTGATCAAAAGAAACGATAGTTTCTTCTTCTTGTTGGTCGTTGCTTGTTGATTGTTGCTTGTTAGTTTTATCGTCTGAAAAACCGTTCGGTTTCTTCATCTGTTGATTTTGTTCGCTTTTTCCAGATGGTCGCCCACCTTTTGAACCGTTTTCAGCTGCGGTTTGTATACGGTTCAAGGACTTTTCAACTTCACTTTGGGCACGGTTTTGGGTCAGTTTGCCGTCAGTTTGGAGCGTCAGTTTTCCGCGCTGCACTAACCGATCGATGATCTTCCTAACATCAGTCGGCCTAAGAACGCACAGCGCAGCAATCCGCCGTGCATCATATTCAATGGCGTGCCCTTCGGACATGACAAGGGTGCATACCATCCAGTAAACGCCCTGCTCATCGGCGCGCAGAACACCTCCAACACCCGCGATATACTCGTCTGGAGCGTAATCGACGCGCCTTACCTTGGACTTAGCCATTGCTGCGCCCCCGGCTTTCAAGGATGTCATTTAACTGACCGGCGACCGCATCCCAATCCACGTCTGAAACCTGTGTCGCTTCTGCTGGATGCCGCATGAACATAAGTTCGTAGGCTTCGCGCATCATTGAGCGCCCAGCAGAGGAACGGGGAAAACTTGCGACACCAGCGAGCAGCTTCTCGCGTGTATGCGCGTGAGATGAGCCCCCAACCGTCATTCCGTTTCGCCTTCTTCCAAGACCGGATGAGGCTCGAGCACGAAATGATCAGCCGATATTTCAATATTGCGCTCGCGTACTTCGCGCATGAGCGTAGGAACGTGACGGCTGGGAATTACTCCACCCGTGCCACCTTTCTCTCTTGGCATGCGCCAGCGCATGACAGTGTGAAGCGATTTCCCTACCAGTTTTGCCACCGGGGAAAGGCCACCAAGCTTTTCTATGATTGTGTTTGCAGGTTCGTATCTCATGGTCAGCAATGTGCGTTATTCGTACAAATAACGCAAGACTGATTTTGCGTTTTCCGTACATACTCACATTTTGACCGGTCGTGTTCTGTTCGAAAAAAACGACTCGACTCTTTGTCTCATTTCTGGCTGGATTAGAACAGAACAAGAACATCAAACAGGGTTTGCGTTATGGGCTTGGCGTTAAGAGAGACGAAGTATCGGGCTTTCACACTACATATTCGCTGCACAAACTGCATGCGACCAACTACGAGGGGGCTGTCATTTCCAGTTTGTGCTGACATGCCGACCGATGCGGATGAACTCGCAGAGAGTGCCCTTCTCGGCAACATGGCGTTCCGTTGCGGCTACTGCGAAGGAATGATTGGCCAGCTTTTTAACGTGACGACAGGAGAGTAAAATGGCTCAGGAAGTTTTGGAATTCATCATTGTGCCGCCTTACGAAAAAGCTTTGCAAGTTTCTCAGGCTTCTGAACGCCTGAAGGATTATCTTTTGCGCCGATTTCCGGGGTACAGCTTCAAGATTTCAGATTTCGCACCGGTCGGCGATGAAGATGAATTCTGCATCGTTCCGATTATGAATTACCTAGATCCGGAAGGAAAAATGCGAATGTGCGAAGCGCCTTCCCGCTGGTTCATGCTTGATATCGCCCAAGCATGCCGCGATTTCGATCTGTCAGGAAAGCGATTTGCGGCCTAGAGCGGCAAATCGTTTATTATGCGGCGGACAATCACTAAAACCTCAACCGTTTCGCCGTTATCAGCTTCAAAATTCTTATCTATCACAATAGGCTTATGACGGCTGTTTGTGGATCTCGGAGCGAAAACCGTCTTGTTTTCATAAAGTTCCAGTTGTTTGACTGACCACTCTCGAAAATGTCCGCCGTCCCGCTCGCGCTGCACTACTACCACCATGCCATCACGCAAGGGCAGTTCATGAGCAACATCCTCGTAAGCTACCCCTATCACCCGGTCGCCGGGAAAAATCGGGCGTGGCTTCAAATCGTTCATCGAGTCACCGGCCACATCAAATGCGACCTGCCGGGCACGCGGGAATTTATCGTCTGGCGAAACCAGCACATGCTCCATTTCCACCTGGCTGAATTCATCAACTTCACGAAATGCACCAGCCTCAACAGTACCCGCGACAACAACCGGCGCAAGCATATTCAAAACCGGAACCATATCACCTTCCGGTAGTGGAACGCCTAGATATTCCGCAATTTTAGGAAGTTCATCGACCTTCAACGCGCGTTCACCACTTAGCAGGCGAGATACCTGAGGATGCGCCACGCCTAGGTGTGCCGCCAAGCCAGAGCGGGTTTTCCCCGTCTTCTTAAGCCCGTCCTCAATCCATTGCAGATATTTTTCTGTTGGGGTCTGTTTCATCGTTCGATACTCGCACAATTTTCCACAAGACGCATGTTTCTTTACCGCACAAGGCTTGCGCCTAATGTGCGTTTATCGTACATTGAATTACGAAATGGTTAATCTGCAGATTAGAAAAGTCTAAGGCTATATCAAATCAGTCCTCTTTGAGGCGATCCTTATAAGCCTGAGACTCAACCTGATAATCCGCAATGAACCTCTCTAGGAAATCCATTAGAGGATAGAACTTGTCTAACCCCTGCCCTTGTACTTCAGCGACACGTTCAAGCTTACTCAGCTTTCCTTTAAGCTCGCGGTTCAGCTTTTCCAAGCGCTCCACTTTTGCAGCCATTTCGGCGGATCGCTCCAATCGGTCAACGATTTCAGCGTTCATTGAGCGATTGTTCTTTGCCGCCGCCGCCTCAATCTGTTCCTTCACCGCGGCAGGCATGCGCAATTTGAATTGCGGGTCTGTTTGGGTTGGCTGCGCCATAATCAATCGTTCCTCAACTTTTATTCTTGATACACCAAATAGGTCCTTGACGCCAATGGAACCTATAAGGTACATGGTACCTATTAGGTTTATGGTTAACGGAGTATTTATGAAACAGACAGAACCGCAACTGAAAATCAGAATACCGAGTGATCTGAAGAGGTTTATCGCCATTCAGGCAGAGCGGAACAAAAGCTCTCAAAACTCGGAAATTGTGCGCTGCATCCGCGAGCGTATGGACCGCCAAACGAAAACGGCAACCGAATAGGCTGGCAGGCCCGTTCAATCGCCGTTTTCAAAATCAGTAGCCGCTGGCAGGCGGCTCCGAAACGTCACAACAGGTATGGAGCCATAAAGTGACTGATCAATCATATAGCACCGGCTTACCCGGAAATCCAGCCACCCATGAATTTGCAGCATCGCCAGCGGTCATTGATCTGATTGATCGCCATAGACATGTGGCGACGGGTTGCGAAAGCCTAATGCAGATGCTCAACGACGCTGAGGAAGACAGCGGGTTCGCCAGCGATAGCCTCAACATCGCTCAATACGTTGACCTGAACGGTCCTCGCAGCGCGTTCCCTCGAAACCCGCATTTCGTCCGGAGCGAGGAAGATTTAATCGCAGTCGTCAACGATTATCGCGACAGACATTGCGCCGGGATCATGAATGAACCGCACAGAGAGCTGGCACGAAGGCAGTTCCAAACGCTCAAAGTCAGGGCTATCCAAGAGCTTCGACGCGTACAGAAGGCTTATCGTGACAGCGGCATCGAAGAATTTGATCGTGGCATTGTGACCGCGACGGAAAAGCTGGACGAAATTACCGCCGAATTGTTTGAAGTCCAATTTCACAGTCTGGCGGATATCAAAGCCGTTGCGCAGCATTTGTTCGATATGTCGAAGAAAGCCCCTTCATTCGAGTTTACTACGCCTCAGAACCTGTTGAGTTTTTTCTGGTCCGCACTGGCTGTGAATACTGAGGATGGCGCAGGCGACGACGCCTAAACGTTAACAATGAGCGCGATCAGCCGCGCTCCACCCTTTCAAATTTCTGGAGAAATCCAATGACGGAACACAACATTCCGGCTAACGCCAAAGGCTTGTCCAAGGAAATACAAACGATCCGCGCGTTCGAAGCCCTCGAAGCTGATGCGTACTACATGCAGGTCCTTGCCGATCTGGCCGCTGAAGTCTTCGACAATTTGCATCGTGACAGCGATGCCGACAAAAACGGCTATATCGTCTACCGGCTCGGAAAAAATCAAGTGAAGCAACTGGACTTCCTTCTGAATGAGCAGGTGCGCCGTACTACCCAGCTTGATCAAACTATCCGCTCCGCTCGAAAGGAAGCGTTGATTGTTGTGGAAGGGGTCGAAGCATGAGCACCGAACCCCGTTTGCTGAACGAACGAATTGCGCTTCTCAACGACCTTGAGCATGAAACGCACATTGTTCGGGATCTTCTCTGTCTGATCCACAATCATCTGAACGAAGTGTTTCGGGACGATGTGGCCACCCGGAGCAAAACCGATATCAACGCGGCAACCACATTGGCCATTGTTGCCCGCGACCGCTTGGACGCCGCGGTCGCCCGAATGAACGCGACTTACGGCATTGCGGAGGCGAGCAATGATTGACCGTCCTCGCCTTCGCCGGAAAGACGTTCCGGAATACCTGCGCACAAAGTACGGTATCGATATAGCCTATGCCACACTGGAGAAGCTTGCCAGCGTCGGCGGCGGGCCATCGATGCAATATCAAGGCAGGTTCCCGCTCTACCATAAAGACGATTTGGACAGATGGGCGGATGAACGATTATCGCCCGCCGTCCGCTCGACTTCCGAACGCTGATCATTTGGCCGGGACTTTTCCGGCCATTTGCTTTTCAACCTCGTGCGCAATCTGGTCAGCGGCAGCAATTAGAACGCTGTCTAACCGGTGCGTGTATCGGCTCGTTATGCCGCTGCCAGTATGGCCAAGCATTGAGCCTATAGTACTGTCCGAAAATCCCAAATCAGCGCCAACACTGGCGAATGAGTGTCGAAGAACGTGCGGCGTGACGCCTTCGAGACCTGCCGCCTTGAACAAGGCGCGGTAAAACCTCTTGATGCCAGCATAGGGACGGTTTTCCATGGTGTTGGACGGGAAAACAAATTCATAGTTTGAACCCGTTGCCAACCTTTTAAGCAAAGCCACCGCTGGCGCACCAAGCGGGCGTACTGACTTTCCTGTCTTGCTATCTTCCAGCTTCAACAGACAATTTTTGATATCGACTTCAGCCCATCGCAGATTGATTGCCTCGCCAATACGGCACCCGGTGAGCGCAACAAGCTGTAACGCCGTCACGCCTTGCCATGCCTTGGTTTCATCCAATCCCGCTTCGCTGAGTGCTGCACCAAATGCGGCATATTCCGTAGGAGTCAATCGGCGCTCACGTTTCCCTATAGCTGGCTTTTTCACACCATGGGTCGGGTTGTGATCTATGATCCCTTCAGCAACGGCATAGGTCAGAACAGCGCCGAGGGCCGCAACTGTGCGAGTTGCCGAGCCTACACCACCAGAAACCCGAACCCGGCCACGTAGCTTGCCGGACGGGGTTTTATCCTTCGCAGTCTTACCGGATGAGACATCGCGGATGAATTTGACAATATCCGACCGCTTGAGATCGATAACAAGCTTACTGCCGAGCAATGGCAAAACATGCGCCGATATCATGCTTTGATCTGTGTCTATTGTGGTTTGTTTTTTCGGCTTCCCACCCCGGCCAATGATCAGCCCTTTTCCAGCCGCTTGAAAGTACTGCTGGCACAACTCAGCAATGGTCAGCGAATTGCGGCGAGTTTTCCTTTCAAGCTGCGGGTCCTCGCCCTGTATCGTGCTGCCGAGCGTCTTGATTGCCAGCTTGCGTGCTTCTTCGGTCGTGAGCGGCCCATGTCGCCCAATTGTCATTCTCCGTCGCGCACCTTCGGCGGTGCGATAATCAACGATGTATGATTTAGAGCCTGCCGGGTTAATTGATACGCCAAATCCCTTCAGGTCCGAGCACCAGACCGTGTATTGCTTCTCTTTGGGCTGTAAACCTTCAACGACCGTCTTCGTCAGTTTTGGCACTTGTGGCTCCGTGGCATTTGGTACTACTCACCAAATACTCACCACAAAAACGGAAGTCGGGGAAGGATACGGAAAACATGATATGGAATGATCTGGCCAGAACATATTGTTTTTGCTGGATAAATAAAATTCCGTCCAGCTGTGGAAAACAACAGAGGGGAAATGGAAACCTCATTCGTAATGATGGGGTCAGGTGTTCGAGTCACCTAAGCGGCACCAGCTTTCTTAATAAAATCAACAACATAGAACGATTTACATACCATTGTTATGAATCGTGGTTTTCGCGGAACCATGGCGGAACCAATCAACGTGCCTGTTGACTCCTCGCTTAAATGAGAACAAAATAGGAACATATGTAGAAAACAGGAGAAAGCTATGAACGCTCTTGTCCAAAGCTATGACGCCGAGATTGAGGAAGTTCTCGCTTACCACGGCGGAGACGTGCACGCGGCCATTGAGGCGCTTTTGAAAGACCGCGACTTTCTCGTTCGCGAAGTCGAACTCTCGCGGCTCGCAGTCACCCATGGTCACCCGCCTGTAGGTATGCCTTACTTCCATAAGGCAGGTCGGCGGCGCGAAATTCGGCGCGCATGGCTTCCAGAGATTCAACCAGCTTCTCGATAAGATCATCGCGCGCAGCAAGCTGTCTCGCCGCGAACGGTCCGAACGCGAGTTCGTTCATCTTGGCAGCCAAGTCAGGGGTTTCTTCCAGTTGCTTCATCGCCAGCGCGACATCAACAACGATGGGCGCACCCGCGCCCTGTCTGTCATGGGACATACAGTCTCCTCGTGTTTGGTTGGTAGCCGTGGTGAGCGGCGCAATAGGAAGGATGGAATGTCTCGATAAATGTGGTGTTAATGGGAAAGTCACAAAGTCAAAAAATTGAAATTACTCGGAAAGCTCCTATATAGAATACAACAGTGGAGTTTATTAAAGAATGGCTAGTGATATCGTAGAGAAAAAAGAGACGCCGATGGAGCGCGCAGATCGTATTTCGCGTGAGCTTATTTCTGCCGAACAAACAGACCGTGAGAAGAAAACTGCACGTCTTCGTAAAAAGCGTTTAGAATTAGAGCGCATTGCTGCGCTCTAATCAATATTTAGAGAGAAGCGCCCTTCGGGGCGCCTTTCTTTTAGAGCCTGTTCCAAAAAGGGTTGAGCGATTTCAGTGGGTTATGATTCAATCGGATTTCTGACATAC